GGACCGCCCAAAGTATAGTGTCACCACTACCTATCTATTAAGTAAATGATAGGTTACCAGCGTTAACATCGATTTTGCTTAGGTAGTCTGCCGCATTACCAAGTGATGAAGCCTGGTTTTGTAGCTCTACGTAACCATAACGTGTCATAAATGACACTGTTGGTTCGAATGTTGCTGGATCTAGTACTGTACCAGATGACATTAGTGGAATGTATGGGCAATAGAAAGCCGCCGCATCGATTTCACCGTCACCTTTGTATCCTACTAGGATCGGTGTTGAATCATTTGCATATTGGTCAACAAATACTCTTAGTGTGTTGTTAAGTGTACCTACAAATTTAGTGTTTGTTGGTGCTTCAAATGGACCTTCTGTAGTACGTGCAAATGCTGAAGTTGTAGCAGATTGTAGTACTGTTAAGATTGTCGGTGAAACAACAACATAGTTACCTGCACCACGACGTGTTCTTGCCGCGATTAGGTTAGCTGATCTGTTGATTAATACTGCTAAAGCCGCGTGTTGGTCACCAACGAAAGTTGCTTGACCTGATACGTTAGCTTGATCGTATGAGTCAACAGCCGCACCTGCTAGGTTTCTTAAGCTGTTTAATACTTCTTGGTCTATTTCAGCTGTAATTTCTTGTGCTAAAGCCTGCATAATTTCTGCTTCTACATCAAGACCGTGCATTGATTGAGCATCTTGTGCCGCTTCGAATGTCCATCTTGCTGATAGTTTTCTTGTTTTAGCTTCTACAGTCTGTTTTAAGACTTGGATGCTCAATTTACGTCCAGCTTCTGCTTCTAAGTTAGAAGTTGAAGTTGCTGTACCTGTTGTAGCATCACCAGCATAGCCTTTAGCAATAGCGAATGGTGATAATGCTTCATCACCTGCTGTTGCAGTGCCTGCTGTTTCTGAGTAACGCACACGTAGAGTGTGAATTTGACCTACTGGTCCTTGCATAGGCTGTACACCAACTAGTTCATTTGCAATCACTGTTGGCATTACACGACGGATAACTGGAAGGATCACTTTATTAAGTGTCGCAATGTTGCCTGCCATAGTAGAACCGCTTGCCGCGGCCTCTGACAAGTATGACTTAGTGTTTTCTAAAACACTTTCCATTACAACCTTCTTGTTGCCTGCCAGACCGTCTGTTAGAGCGTCTTTTGTTACACTCCAGTTTTCAAATAGTTTTTCTGACATGGTATACTCCTTATTAATTGATACCGGCTAGTTTTTTAAGGTTAATAATCTCAGCATCACTTTCAGTGTCCTGTGTGTGTGCCTTGTTACCTGTAATCTCAGTAATCTGAGAAGTTTCTGTTATTCGCGTCTTACTTGATACTGACTTACCTTCTGCTAGTACAGTTGGTAGGTATTTCTTGAATTGTGTATCTAACTTCACAGTTTGTACACTTTCAAGTAAATTATGCATCAATTCACGCTTATCTTTTGCTAGAGGAGCTAATAGATCTGCTAATTTTTCGGCTCTTGCACTTGCTTCCGCAATGCGTTTAGCTTTCTTTTCAGCGTCAACAATAACGTCCTCTTTTTCTGCTACAGTCTTTGACGAGATCGCTAGTGCGTCCTTCGCTTCAGACAGTTGCTTCGAAAGTTTTGAAATTTCAGTACCTTCGGCTAGGTGAGAACTCATAAATTCTGCCGCAAAAGTTTCGAATAATTTTCTTCCGAACATATTCTCTTTTGCAGTTTGTATGTCTTCTTTAAGTGTGCCTAACTCGCTTTTAATTGTTTTATCAACAATTGAAGCCAGTTTAGTAGCAGACTTATCTATGAACTCACGCTTCGCCTCAGCAATGATCTCTTTTCCTCCCTTAACAAGTTTTACCTTCTGTTCTACAAGGTCTTTCTTGTCTTTATGGAATTCGTTAAGTTCTGAAGTTAGTTGTTCCATTACGAAATCTTCTAACTTGGCGAAGTTCTGTTCTTGTTTAGTACGATCTCCACGTAATTCTGCGATCTCTTTTTTAAGAGTCTCCATTACGAATTGATCTAGAAGTTTAGCGTGTTCAGCAATTTGAGCTTGATATTTTACTTTAGCTTGTACTGCTGAATGCTTGTCCGCTTGGAATTCTTTTAATTCTTGTGTAATGGTATCTTTAAGCATTGCATCCAACGCCTCTACCATTGACTCTTTGTCACTTTCGTAACGCTGAGCGAATTCTTCACGAAGTTCTGATGTAATCTCTTCACGGGCTTCGGAAAGTTTTGATTCCCAAGCTTCGCCAAGAGTTTTACGTACTTCTTCAGAAAGCACTTCTGAACTTAGGAGTTGTTCGATTGCATGACTCATGAATTTGTTCTCCTAATATCTAAGTTTGTTATAAAGTTAAGTACCTCTTCTTGTAAGTACTTCTGCGCCGCATCATCATGGTTAGTGGCTTTCGCAACGTCTAATAAAATATTAGCTCTATTGCCACGTAGAATTTGTTCCACGAGCGGTTCAGGATACGCATCAGGTGCACTTGGATTAGCAACAATATCTACTGTTACCATTTCAAAGTCTGACACTTTTCCGTCACCGGTTACATTACCAGTTCCTCTCGATGATACGCCTAGTTTTACGTCGTTCTCTAGTAGGGTTTTACATATATTTCCCATTGGAGTCGGAAGTAGTTTTAGACGTCCGTAACCATCCGCACCATTCATCCACATCTTCTCGATAATGTGTGACACACGATCAAGATTTACTTGTAGATCATCCGGATGATCAGCTTCACCTAATACATTATACCCTTCTTCGATTTTTTGCTGTATTGCAGTAACAGCTTTACTAATTTCGTTTACTGGGTAAATTCTTTGGTTCTGATTACGTTTATCGCCTTGGACAAAGATGCCCTCCATATATAGGCTTTTACCACCTTTACCGTCGTCTAATGCTTCGGTAATGATGTGAGCCTGGTTATATGTTAGCTTTTCTGTAATCAGTTTGTTTGACATAATTATTCAGCCTTGCCTTTTTTCTCAGCACCGTGGCCTTTTGGTTCAGCTTTTAATCCTACTTCATCAGATGGACCTTTAACGCCCATATCTTTTGGTGCAGGTGCTTTGCCGCCTTCTTCTTTACCACCAGCAAAATCAACCGGTCCACCGTTTGATTCTACTTCTTTTGTGCCTGGACCTACTGGAGAAGCTTTACCATCGTCGCCTGCTGGCATATCGACAGGATGGACTGCACCATCTTTACCGATTTTTTCCAATTTTGCTTCTTCTTCTAGTTCCTCTTTAGCTTCGTCAGCATCGTCAGCTTTTGCTTCTTCAACTGCTTCATCATCTGCGTCTTTTGCATCTGCTTCTGCTGTTGTTTCTGCTACTGCTGATTCATATGCGCCTGCCATTACTTCTTCTTCACCGGCTGGCATATCTTCTGCTTCTGCTTCTGATTCTTCTGCATCATCGCCCATTAGTTTGGCAAATTCTGCTTTTAGGTCTGCTAGTGCGTCATCGACTTTCACTAGTTTATCTTCAAGGTCTTTATGTTCTTCTTCGTGTCCGTCTGTTTCACCGTCACCGTCGAAGTCCATGTCGTCATCTTGTTTATCTGCATCGTCAGTCGCTAATTCCATTTCTGCTTCAGCTTCTTCACCTTCGTCTTTATCTTCACCGAAAGCCTCTTCTGCTTCAATTTCTTCTTTGTCTGACTCGATATCATCAATGAAGTCAGTAGCTTCATCATCGGAAATTTGTTCTTCAACTTCCTCTGCATTCGCCACTTCATCTTCCACAATATCGTCTTGCTCCACGAGATCACTCCAGATCTCACGAGCTTTTTCTACGAAAGCCTCGTGCATTAGTTCAGAAGCTTTTGCTTCCTCACCGTTTACTAGACTCTCAATAATCTTTGTATAACGATCTTGAGCACTCATAATAATCTCCTTTTAATGCCTGCTACATTCATAGAAGCAGGTTAATACACACTTATTTAATGTATCTTGGTTAATAGTAAAGTGAATAGCGATTAAAATCGCTGTTTCGGAGGGAAATATCGAAAATAATTAGAAAAATGAAATAAAGTGGGTGTTATTCGCCTTGTGGTCGAGCATACATATCTTTCCACTGTTCCACTTGTTCTAAGTGTTCAGCTTTGCTCATTTCACGTTGTTGACGCATTTTCTGTAGATGTCTTAATGTTAGACGTGGTCTACGGGTATCGTCTATTGCCCATTTACCATAGTCATCATCTTTTGCATCACGGTTTACTTCACTAAATCTCATCTGCTCCTCCTTGGTCTTCTCCGCCACCCGTTATAGGGGAGGCATCTCCATCTATATTTATATCGTCGTCACCAATATCAGCGTCTTCATCACCTATATCAGTGGGTTCGAAACTAGAGATGTCACTGCCACGAACTCCTACAGATCCTAATTCACCTTTAGCATCTGGTTCTAGAGCACCGTCTTTTCGGTTCTCATCACGCCATAGACGTTCGTTATCAGCTAGTTCATCCTCAGTAAGTCCTAAGTACTTCTTAAGGATAAATCTTCTACTTAGGTAATCGACACCTTCTATATTGCCGAACACCTGTACTTTTTGTGCTTCTACTTCAAGTTCTTTATATTTACTAAACGATTGTGGAACCGTAAATTGTAAATCAAATAGATTACTTGGAATATTAACACCTCTATTTTTAAGGAATAGTTTAAATTCAGTGTCTAATGTTTGTTGTAACATCATTTGTAGACGTTCACAGTATTTAGAAAATCTAAATTCTTGAATTAAGGCTGTACCCAGTCTACCATCATTAAATGTTTGTTGTCCATCGTCTGCACCGTTTGGTAGATAAGAACTTGGAACTCTTAATCCACGCATCAACTTATTGTTAAAGTATCTAAGGTCATCAATTTCACCTAAGTTACTACCACCAGGCAACACATCAACTTTAGAACCACGTCCTTCAGCTGACTGTGCAAAGAAATAATCTTCCATAATAGATAGTGGATTGTAACTTGCGTCCATGACATTATTACCACCACCTGTTTTATTTGGAATACGAGTTTGGTGTACTTCATTTTTAACACGTTCAACCATTGCCATTGCTTTGTGTGCTGGCATATTACCTACATCAATATAGAACACACGTCTTTCAGGTGCTCTTTGTACTCTGTAAATAATAATTGAATCTTCAAGCATTTCTTTTTGCTTGTATACTTTGAAAACACTCTCAAGTATTGAACTACCAAATGGCCAACCTTCGTTCATGCCATCTGATAATGTAATGTGTACAATATGTTTTGAATCTACTGCAAACTCTACATTTTGACTATAACCAGCCTGCCATGTACCAGCACCTCTTCCTGCTGTATATCCTTGGTTTGCTGTTACTGAAGTGTTTTGAATTTTTCTAGTATCTACTGTAACTAAATCTTGTAAATTTAATGAAACGTTTTTAAGAATGTATTGGTCAATACTTTTACCAGTTGACTCGTTAATAATTGCTTTGGTTACATCTTCTGGTTGAACCCACATTAGTTTCCATGTTTCTGGATCTCTAATAAAAAACTGATCTCCGTATTTTATCGTTGAACGAAAAATACCAAACAATCTGTTTTCAAATTCGTTAATGTTACACCATTGTTGCAATGATGTTTCTAATGCATTTACTTCTGACTCTGTTGCTTCGTCTTTATAGTTAACAACAAAGGGAAGTCCAGATTCAGGATGCTCTTGTGTAGAGAATTCAGCAATCGTATCTAGAGATGCATTTACCTCACTGTCCTGATCCATCGCATCATATTGTCCATATCTTTCGACACGGTTTGGGGTACCGGAATATACTTCGGGTAACCAACTTTGCCATTTGTTAGCTCTAGAACGTGCGCCGCCTAGATCTAAGTTTGACCTTGTAAAATGTTTTTTCCAACTCATATGTTTAAGGATCCTATATTATAATATATGTATTTATTAAGAGTTCTGATTTTTGACTCCTGCGTCCCTGACAAACGTTCTCGAAACGTGTTCAAATAATGATTTTAACTGTTTATTCAGCTCAAGTGTATTTTCACGACTTGTTAGAAGTGAATCTACTGTTTCATTCATTTCATTATACACATTATCTAGTACTTTGTCAACACCTGAATTTCCAGTAGAAACCTCTGGAACTGTAACAGTATTAGAGGAAGTTAGGGGTGTTTGTGTATTACTCATGTCTAGAATAGGTGCTGTAGAGCCCATAGTAGCAGATTCTGGTGTTATTATTGTGTTATCTTTCTGTGGAGTTACTATGTTATTAAACGTTTTAGGTGCTACTCCGCCCATCTTTTCTGCTAATTGCTTTAATACATTCTGTGTAATTAGTAGTCCAGCCTTTTCCATAACATCACTTGCATTAGT